CGGGCAACAGATGGCGCGCTCGATGTCACGCAGGGTTGTCATTCACCACCACCCACGGCCGGCGTCGGCGTGTCGTCACGCATCCAGCCTTCGTCCGTCAGGATGAACCGGCCATAGGCGCCGCGCTCGATGGTGACGACGCCGTGGATCGTCGGCACCTCGGCCGGCACGTAGCTGGCGCGGTAGGCCCATCGCGTGCCGATCGGGACGTCGGCGGGTGGCTTGGGTGCCTCGGGTGTCGCTGTCATGTCTGCCTCCGTCGCCGCTCCGTCATTCCCCTCATTCCGCATGCGGCGCGAGTTTTTTCGCGCGCGCATGCGTAGGGGGTATGGGGGGGACGGGAGAAGAAACGAGGCGGATTTGCGTTTCAGCCATTTTCAACACCTTACAAACCACTCGGCGGATTTTTCGTAACTGGCCGCGAACAAAGCGGACGACAAGGCGGGCCAATGATTTCAATGGCTTCCAGACCACTCGGCGGACGAGGCGGAACAAGGCGGACGCGGCGGAGCCATCATTCAACCTCGCGCAGTAGGTATGCAGTCTTATAGTCGCGCTTATACTCGGCCACGATCACACGCCCTCGGCCCATGAGATTGCGCATCGCCTCAGCCAATTCCGGCACGCGAAAATCGGCACCGTGCGGCGTCATATGAAACACTCGCGGCGCGTAATTCGAGGTCCGCGGGTCCGTGAACACAGGCCGCGGTGCGGCTCGCAGCGCGGCCAGAAAGGCGGCTTCTGCGGCATCCTTGCGGTTGCCACTAGCCAAGCCGCCGGTGCTGGTCGGCACAAATGCACCCTCCTGCCAGGTCAACGAAAGCGTCTCGCCGGCCGCTGCCGCGTTGCTCTTGCGGCGCGTCAGGACGCGTTCCTTGCTGTCGAGCTGCGGCTTACCATCCTCGCCTTCTGGTCGGGTCATCGCCCAGCGCGAGCGCGCCGAGTTGTTCCAGCCGGTCGAGCCGGATCTGAGGTCGCCGTTGCTGATGCCGCTCACGGAAGGGTGAGCATTGAGCAGCACGGCGCCGTCAATGTCCTGCGCCAGACTGGTCAGCAGCGAGCCGACGTATTGCGTCACTTGGCTGCGGTCGTTCTCGTTCCCGCCAAAGGTGGTCGCTGCGGTGTCGATGACGACAAGGCGCGCCTTGGTGTCCATCGCGCATTCGCGCAATTGCCGGAACCGCGGCGTCGGCAGCATGTGGTTGCCGTCGAAGTGCGCCAGGATGTTGTCCTGGCCGGTGCCGTCGATCGGGTGAACGCCGGCAAGGTCAGTGAAGTCCACGCGATACAAACGGCGGACGGCATCCAGGCGGATATGCAATTCCGTCTCGTCATCCTCGCTGAACAGGCCCACCGAGGCGCATTGCTCTACCTGGAGGCCGCACCACGAGCCGGAAAGCGCCGTGGCCGCCATGAGCTGCAAGGCCAGCAGCGTCTTGCCAATGCCGCCGTCCGCGTAGTTCAGCGTCACCTGCCGAACGGGCAGCCAATCCGGCACGATCCAGCGGCGTTCTGGCACCGGCCGCAGATGCAGCGCGGGCAACGACATCGGCACCAGCTTCGGAGGCGGCGCCGGATTGCGTTCCGCTTCCCATTGATCCGCGCCCCATTCAGACCCCACGCGCATCATCCTCGCCTCTGCTTGAGCGCGCGCGAGAGCTCTTCGCGCAGGATTTGTGCCACTTGTTCCCACGGCAACACCGCGCCGTTCGCCTTGCCGGCGGCTTCCTCAATCTCCGCCGCGCTGGCCTTGGCGCTGAACAGAGGCCGCACCGCCCAGCGAATGGCAGTGACGGCGTTCTCGCGTGCGCGCTGTGCCGCGGCAGCGTGATCGCGCATTGTCCAGTGAAGCCGCGCCTGAAGGCCGCTGCGGTCAATGCCAGCCGCCTGGACGCACCATGACTTGATCGTGCCAGACGCGTCGGCGTCAGACATTTCGCCAGCCGCCACGATCTCGCCGAGCTTGCCGGCGGCGTGGTGCAAGTGCATGGGGTCCAGGCGGTGCTTGGTCATGCCGCGTCGGCCACCTGTTCCGGCGTGGCGGCCGGCTTGTTCAGGTAGTGAAAGACAGCCGGTGCTTCGATCGGATCGGCCTTGATCGGCGCGTCAAACGGCAATTCCAGCAGCCGGTGCCCGAGCAGGTTCGTCTTGAAGTAGACTTTGACGCCGGCATCGCGAGCCTGCTGCACCAGATCCACGATCCAGGCGAACGGCGGGCGCCATTCCGGCGTAGCCGGGCTTGATGCTGTCGCAGGCTGCGCCGATGCGCCGCCGATGACGATCCAGTTGAAAAGGTCCAGCCGCTTGAAGCGCAGAGGCTCCAGCATCGGCTCCACGCTGAGCCACCGCACCTTGCTGTTGACGCGCGCGAAACCCGCTTCCGCCGCAGCCACGCGGGCCTGCAGATCGACGCTGGTGCCCATCCACATGTTCTCGGGCATGTCGAACTCGGCCATGCGCTTCGGAAACTTCGTCAGGCACAGGAAATTCCAGGCGGGCGCGTCTCGGGCCTCGCGAATGACCGCGTTGACCCAATCCGCCGGCACCCAGCGGCCAAACAGGTCCGCCATGGAGCAGACGAACACATTGCGCCACCGGCTGTCGGTTTCGGCGTCCTTCGGGATCTTCGTGAACCGCGGCGCGGACAGCCGCGACGGGCAAAGTGTCGGCGCGAAGCCATTCGGGAAGGCGCCGGCCGTCCGGCCGCTGGTGGCGATCACGCGAGCATAGCAATACGGGCAACCGTGGTTGCAGCCCGTCACCGGGTTCCACGTCCACCACGCCCACTCGACGCTTTCGTTCGTCTTGTTGAAGGTCGGACGGTCGCCGACTTCGCCGGATAGCAGATGCCGGCGCGTGGCGTCGTCGAGCGTGTTCCAATCTTCCAGGGAGCAGGACGAACGAAGCCGGGCGGCCTTGGCGGCGGCTTGTTCGGCCTGGCGCTGCAATGCCGTCTCAGCGTCGCGCTTGGCTTTCACGGCTGCGGCGTGACGCTCCAGCGCCGTGTTGACGATTGCCAGCACGTCAGACACGGAGGCCGGCTTTGCGTCGCGTAGTGCCGTCGCCAGAGCCTCGGCGCGTGCTTCGCCGTCGCCCAGTTCATTACCGCCAACGGTCGCCATCGCGTCGCCGGCTTTGGCCTCCGCGCGCTCGATATCGCGCAATTGCATCGTGCCGCTGACGACGGCGCGGCCCATGGCGGCGATGTTCCACCAATCGGCCGGCTGCGGCGCGTCCTTCACCGCCGCGACAGCCTTGCGGACGCGCTCGACTGTCCATTCCTCGGCGGCGGCGGCTTCAACTAGCGCGGGCCAGAGGAAGGAAGGCGCGGCGTGGATTTCGGAGAGGGCGCGATAATCCAGTGTGCCCACGTGGGCACACGATGCTGTCACACGCGCGGCCCGCACCTCATTGTCCACGCTCTTGTGTGCGCGCCCAACGCGCTCCGCATATCCCCGCACCGACATGCCCGACTTCAGCGCATGCATCCCACGCTCCAACGGCGTCAGTTCGCCATGCGTGTTGCACAGCGCCAGCGCCATGAACGCCTCGTCGTCCGGCATCTCGCGCACCCAGGCCGGCACCGTCGAAAGCAGCGCCTCGCGTGCGGCCGCGGCGCGATGGTGGCCGCTGATGATCTGGAAACGATCGCCGATCGGCCGAACGATCAACGCGTGGGCCTCGTCAAAGCCGCCTTCGCGCATCCGTGCGGCGAGGCTTTCGATCACGTCCTGGCGCGGCTCGATGCGCGGGTTGTCAGGATGAGCGTCCAGTTGATCCAGGCTGATGTGCCGGATGGTCATGCGCGCGGTTCTTTCCCGTGTCTCTTTGCGTGGCAGGAATGGCATAGCCATGTGAGGTTCGATGGCAGGTCGAACGTGCCCCATGGCGGATATCGAAGGTGATGCGGCTCCGTGGCTGGACCGCCGCAGTCCTGGCATCGGCCTCCGTCGCGCTCGCGTGCCATCTCGGCCACAAGGCGGAAAAACGGAAGCCGCAGATATTCGGAGTATGACTTGTAGATCACAGGTCCATTTGCCCTTGCCGCTTGCCTTCCATCACCAGCAAGGCAAGCCGCCCTTGTTCACTGTCGGCGCGAAAAAGGCCGATGCGCTTATGGTCGCCAGTCGGGAAGTTGCGGCCGATCATGAGGACGAACCGATCTCCGCCGACCGACTTCGGTGCAGACACGAGCCAATGTGCCTTGCCCAGAGCGGCCATGATCTCACGCGGAGGCATCGCGTTGTATTTCTCAGGCTCCGCAGCCATGAGCTGATAAGTGCGAACATTGAGATTGAGAACCACGTCGATGCGCGGGAACTCGGCGCAGAACGCGATCAACTCAGTGACCGGCACTCCAACTTGGTTCTTGTTCCGCCGGAACCACCCATTCGGGTCAACCATGATCGAGCCGACCGCGTATTTTGGATTGTCGCCGTAATCCCGGATGCTGCGAGCAAACACCGGCAGCAGCTCGGCGTTGTCGCCGCACAGCACTTTACAGTCAGCACGGTTCGCCAGGTGCCGCGTTGCCAGTGTCTTTGCGCGGCCGGCGTCAATCTCGCAAAAAAGCCCGTTAAACCGTTGCAATCCTGCCGCTTCGGCCGCGCGCACAGCTACGACTGGGCTGCCGTATACGGGCTCGCCGACGATCGAAGACACTTCGTCATTCATGCCGCTTCCAGCGTTCGTGTCCGCATGGTGGTAAGTGGCAAAGGGCAACCGCTTCGACACGACGCTCATGCCGATCGACAGCGCCGATCCGATGCCGCGTATTTTGTCCAGCGTCGCAAGGCTTTGTCCCTGCGATGGCATCATGTTCAAGAAACAACCTCCCACTCGGGATGCAGAAACAGATAAAGCCGCCGGCTCTCCTCACTCAGCAGCCCCGCCAACCACAGCCCCGTATCGGCGCACACCACCGCGTAGAGCTGGCCGTCGCGAGTGAGGCGGACGCGGCGGGTCATGCCGTTTCTCCATTGACGGACGGGACAAAATGTCCCATTGTCCACCCATCGACGGGGAGGCACCCATGGCGCACATTCGGATCGAGCTCGACCGCGGCAACGGCTGGGAGGTGCGCCAGGACGGCCACGCCAACGTGACGGCCGACGACTTGGCCGCCAGCGCCATCGGCTACTCGATCAGCTATCCGCACCGCTTCTTTCTGGATGGCGTGCTGGTTGCCTCCACCGCCCGCCCGCATGGCCTGCGCGGCAAGGCCCGGCTCACGCGCCATGACGCCTGACGAGTTCAAAGCCGCGCGCCAGGCCGCCGGGTTTGCGACCCAGGAAGCCATCGCCGAGGCGTTCGACTTAAACCGGCGCACGGTGAGCCGATGGGAGCGCGGGCAGGTGCCGGTGCCGAAGGTGGTGGAGATCGCGCTAGGCTGCATGGCGCGCCTCCGCTTGCAGGATGGCGCGGCCGATTAGCTCCGGGATCTGCGGGACGACGCTGTTTCCCAGCGCCTTGAGACGTGGCCGGCGGTTCGGAAAGCCTCGGCCTACGGTGCGCGGCGTGTTGCCTTCCCAGGGTTCCACTGGACGAATTCCGTCCACCCAGCGGCGAACCCCATCAGCTTCTCCACCCAATCCGGGTGCAGCACGCCCCCAACGGCGTTGGGAAGCTGCTCGCCAGATGTCGGCGACCGAGACAACCGGCTCGGGCCATCCGGCGCATTCGGCGCCCGATAATCCCGCGCGGCCGGCGTCGGCCAGCACTTTACCGCCAGTGTCAGCGGCTCGCCGCCCTGCGCGTAACGCTTCTCCCGTTCCGTCGCGCAATCCGCCGTCGCAGTCGGCCACATCCGCACCGCAGTCGGCAGGTTGTCCGGCGCCCGCGTTGCCAACCTTGCTGCGCTCATGCCCGTGCTCTCCCCATCCTCCGAGCGCGGGGTAGGCCAGTATCCACACGCGGTCTCTCTGATGGGGAGCGCCGATGGCGGAAGCGGGAATAAGGTGCCACTCCGCATCATACCCGAGCGTAGCGAGGCCCCCGAGCACGACGTCCAGTCCGCGAGAGCGAAGGGCCGGGACGTTTTCGATGACAACCCAGCGCGGCCGGACTTCGCTGATGATGCGGTGGTATTGGAACCAGAGGCCGGAACGCTCGCCGCTGAGGCCTGCACCCCGTCCTGCAACGCTGATGTCCTGGCAGGGGAAACCGCCACAGACAACGTCGGGAACAATTCCGTCTGCTGCCAATTGCTGGCCGGTGAGGGTTCGCACGTCATCGTAAATCGGCACTCCCGGCCAATGTTTCGCCAGCACGGCGCGGCAGAACGGCTCAATCTCGCAGAAGGCGGCCGTGGTCATGCCGGCCCGCTCCAGGCCAAGCGAGAACCCGCCGATGCCGCTGAATAGGTCGAGAACTTGAAGCGTCATGCGCGCCCCGCCTTCCAGCTTTCCCACCACGGGTCATGCAGCACCTCAGCCGTGCCGCTGATCGTCAGCCCATCCACCACCAGCGAATGCACGACGTATCGCGTCTCGCCGATGCACATCCCGCCGGAGCGCGTGCCGTCCGGTTCGCGCTCGATGGCGATCGTGATCTGCAAGCCGCCTTCCGTGCGCGCGATGACGTGGCCGGCGTCGCCACCCTGGCGCCAGGACGCGATGGGGAACTCCAGGCCGCCGAGGCGCAGCGTGCCGCGGAGCGCGCCGGGCTGGCCGTGGAGCTCGATGTGGAGCGGGCGGGCGTCGTCGGTCATTCGTCGCGCTCGCAGCTCGGGCACAGCACCCGCCACACGCCACGCGCGGCCTTGCGCAGATTGGTGCCGCCGGCCGTGAACTGGCGCGCGCAGTCGGTGCAGATCACCCACCACATCGCGCGCCGGCCGGACGACGGCGCCTGTTCCAGCACGAGGAGGTGGCCGATATTGCGGCCTTCCATGTCGATGGCGGCGGTCAAATCACCACCCCCTTTGCCCGCAGCCGCGACAGCGTGGCAAGCTGCTTGCGCGTCGGCTTGGCCGCGGACGGCTTCGCAATGCGTGCCGGCTTGCGCGCGACAGGCACGGCCAGCATCCCGTCGTGGCGCAGCGCGGCGACACGCGCGCCGGCGAGGAGCGGGATGCCGTGTTGCTCGAGAACGTCGACGAGCTGCTCGACGGATCGGACCAGCGCATAGCCGTGGCCTAGCGCGGCCATGGCGCGGCCGAACGCGCGCTGGTCTTCCGTCGCGGTGTTGGTGCCGGCCTTGAGCTCGACGCCCAGGAAGTAGCCCGGCGCCCACACCATCACGTCGGGCAGGCCACGACGGACGCCGCGGGCCTTCTGCATCTGGCCCTGGCGCAGCGTCTGCTTGCGTTCATGGCCGACGCTGGACCACCAGCACGGCGGCTGCAGGTGGCTGTCCAGCAGCATGCGGCAGCGGGACTGGAGGCGATCTTCGGGCCTCATTAATCCGCCGCCGCCGCGAACAGATCGACGGCCCCGCGCTCCGAACCTTCCAGCGCGCGCACAGCCTGCCGCCAGTAGGACGGCTTCAGTTCACAGCCGAAGAACCGCCGGCCGCGCTTCACCGACACCACACCCTCGGAGCCGATGCCCATGAACGGGCTGAAAACCACGTCGCCGGGGTTGCTCCACATCGTCACGGCGCGGTCGATCAGCGGCAGTTGCAGCGGGCACAGGTGGCGCTCGTCGGCTTCCTCGCGCGCGGCGTCGAGGCTCAGCGCGTCGCCAATCCACTTTGACGCCTCGGCCTTGTTGTTGAGCACCGCCGTCTGGCTGATATCGAACCACACGGGGCTGGCCCACTTCTGCCAAAGCTCCACCGGGAAGTCGGCCGGCTTGTGCCCCACGGGCTCGGCGTTCTCACCTGGCGCGCGGAACAGCAGCAGGTAATCCGGCGTTCCCGGCCACGAGCATGTGCTGTCCTTGAGGATCTGCTTGTGCAGCAAGTGCAGCGCCTTCGTGCGCGTCATCTCCACCACCGGATCGCGCCAGATCGTGACGCGCCGCACGAACGTCCACCCGGCACGCAGGTGCGCGGCCACGATATCGTCCGAAAACGGCTTTGAGCCGATGAACCCATCCCGCCACTTGCGCGTGGGCAGGTCTGAACAATGGACGGCAGAAAGCCGGCCCGGCTTCGTCACCCGCAGCTTGTGGCGGATGATAAACTCGTAATGCTCGAAAAACTCGGCGTCGCTGGCCGAATTGCCGAGGTCGCACTCGCTTTCCGAATAGACGAACAGATCGCCAAACGGCGGCGAATAGACGGAGAAGCCAATCGACGAGTCCGGCAGTTGCGCCAGCACGTCGCAGCTATCGCCGTTAAGCGCCGTCCACTTCTGACCGTGGGCACTGTTCAAGCAGCGCACATCCATGCCGGCAGCCTCCCGATGTGTGTTGGTTCGTATGGGATGCGGGTTGCGGCCTTTGCCGCCCGGCTCCGCGCCATCGCGCCGGCCATGGCCCGCTTCATGGTTCGGTGGTCGTCCGCCTTGCGGTCGATCACGCGGCCGATCTGATCCTCACCCTCGGCGACAATCAGATGGACATCGACGGGCCGCGTCTGGCCGAAACGCCAGCAGCGGCGAACCGCCTGATACCAAGCCTCATAGGAGAAGCTGCGGCCCACGAAAGCCATACGCGCCGCGTGCTGCCAGTTGAGGCCCTGGCCAGCCACGGATGGCTTCGTGATGATGTATCGCGCCTCGCCCATGGCGAACGCCGTCAACGCCGCTTCCTTGCGCTCCGGCGTGTGCGATCCGCGCACTTCCACTGCACCCGGCACCGCTGCCATCAGCGCATCGGCCTCGGCGTCATTGTCGCACCAGATCACCCACGCCTCGCCCGGCTCGGCAGCCACCAGCGCGCCCACGGCCTCGGCACGCGCCTGCGCCGTCTCGCGCTTGATGGCGTGCATGTTCGTCGCGGACAGGTCCGACGCGAACAGCATTCCGGCCGGTGCGCGAAGATCCCCGGCGGCTTTGTGGCGGTGGATGTTCAGCGCCGGCAGCACAAACCGGGATGCGTCGTATCCGAGATCAGCCGGCGTCTCGGCGCAGCGTGCCCATGACGCCACCCAATCCCAGAACGCTTCAACGGCATGGCCCTTGATGCGCCATTGCTGCGATGCCGTGGCGGTGTCGTTGATGAACCACCGGGACAACATCTCGACGTTGCGCATTTGGCCCAGGAACTCGGCGTGTGTGCCCAGCTCCATGTGATCGTTCGGCGCCGGCGTCGCGGTGCAGGCGAGCCGGAACCGGTGATCGGCAAACGACGCAATCAGCGCCCGCGTGGTGGCGCCCGTGAAACTCTTGAGGATCGAACTTTCATCCAGCGACACGGCGCCGAACTGCACGGTATCGAGCGCGGCGAGGCGATCATAGTTGCAGATGTTGATGCCGTCCCGCGCCTCGTCCTGACTGCGGATGACGCGCACCGCATAGCCCAGCGCCAGGCCCTCGCGCTCAATCTGACGTGCGACGGCGAGCGGCGTGAGTAGCAGCGCCCGGCCGTTGCTCGCGTCGGCCGCCTGCTGGCACCATTCAAGCTGTATTCGCGTCTTGCCCAGGCCAGTGTCTAGGAACATGGCGGCGCGGCCCTGCCGCAACGCAAACCGAACGCATTCGGCCTGATAGTCGAACAGGTGCGGCGGCATGGCGCCCGGCTCTATGCCGATCGCCTGCGCGCGCGGCGCTTTGCCGGCAAGAAACGCCGCGTATTCAGGGTGGAGCATCACCAAAAAGCCCCTTGGATGTTGGCCACTTCCCACGCCACCGCCAGCGGCCACGGCAATTCCGCCACCGCCTCGGCCACCGTCGCCACGTCGCGCACCACCTCGTCGCCGGAGGCGAGGCGGATGCGGACGCGGATGGGTGGGTATTCCGCCGGCTCTGCGTCTGCGTGGCCGGCCTCGATGCGGATCAGCCGCTCCAGGTAGACGGCGAGATCGAGGGCTTCTTCCTTGGCGTGTTGCAGCCAC